ATTCAAATGTCAACTAATATTGATAAAAAAGACAATGACTTATTTAAAATATTAAGTGAAATAAAAAGTAAAATAAAATAAATGTTTAAGTAAATAATTATAGTTATGGAAAGCACAATTACAAAAAATCAATTATTATCTATTAGCCAATCTTTAGCATATTTAAGCACCAAAGAGACTGAACAATGGTACGCTATTGCTAAAAATGTTCGTGCTATAAAACCTCATTTAGAAGATCTTCAACAATTTCAAAAAGAGATTGTAGAAAGATTTGCTGATAAAGATGAGAATGGTCAAATCATTTTTGAAGAAAGAGGAACACCTAAAATTTCTAATATTGATGTATTAAATAAAACATTACATGAATTAGGAAATGAAACAATAGTTGTTGATTTTTATACTATTGAAAAAGAATCTTTATTTAAATATAATTTAGAACCTCGTTATGTTGAACCACTTGTAGATTTTATCTTATCATAATGCACGAGTTTAATTATATTTCAGCTATATTTTTAGAAGCATCAAATCAAAATATACCAAGGTTTGAACAAAACTTACAAAAGCTTTTACAATTAACTTTTGATGCATCTAAATCATTTGATTCGTTTGAAGAATATTATGAATATATAATGGCATTAAAAGATTAATTATGGCTGCTAATTCTATTTCTGGTTCTAAAAAAGGTACATCTAAATCTGCTCGTTATTATCAAAATAATTTAAAAGCAAGAGTTAAAAAAAACTTATATAATAAGAAGTATCATAGTACAGATGAAAGAATAGAATATAGAAGTGAATTAAATAAAGAAGCAAGAAAGAAAGGAGTGTATGGAAGTAGGTGGGCTAATGGGAAGGATTTGAGTCATACAAAAACAGGGAAGATGGTTCTTGAATCAGCATCTAAAAATCGTGCAAGAAATAGAGGAAAAAAATGAATAACATATCAGAACATATAACATTTGCAGAAGCTACCAAATCACAAGAGGCAATAAGAAAAGGTATTCCTAATGAACCGACTAAAGCAAATTTATTAGCTATGCAGTCGTTAGCTGAAAAAGTATTTGAACCTTTAAGAAAATGGCATGGTAAACCAATTGGTATTTCATCTTTTTTTAGAAGTGAAAAAGTAAATAAAGCTATCGGGGGTAGTACAACATCACAACATTGCGCTAACAATGGTGCTTCTGCTATTGATATTGATGCAGATATATTTAATAATGGTATATCTAATTCAGAAATTTTTAAATATATAAAAGATAACTTGCCATTTGATCAGTTAATTTGGGAATTTGGTAATGATAAAAATCCTGATTGGGTTCATGTTAGCACTTTTATTGATGTTACTAAAAATAGAAAACAAATATTAAAAGCAGTAAGAAAAAACCTTGCAGGAAAATCAGTAACTATTTACGAAAAATTTTAAAATGGAAGAAAACATTGATAAGTTAGATTTAAAATCTCTTAAAAAAAGAATTAAATCAGAAACACCTGATTTCTGGGTTAAAGTTAGAAATATAATGGTTGGTGTTGGTGTTGTTAGTACAGCAATTGTTGCTGCACCTGTTGCATTACCTGCTACTTTAGTTTCATTAGCATCATATGGTATAGCCATTGGTTCAGTCGGTGCTGCATTATCACAATTAACAACAAAAAAATGATAAATAATATAGAAAGTTTATTTATAGATTTACCTATTGTTCAAAAGAATGAGGGGATAGAATATTATAGTATTAATGTATTAAACATTAACTATATAAGAAAATGGGTAGGTATTAAAGGTGAACTTCAATCTGTAATCTATTTCAATGGAAGCGATAAGAAGTATTTAATTGTAAATCTTCCTAAAGCATCCATTGAACAAAAGATTAATAGTAGAGTATCAGTTATTGCTTAATAGCCATTTCCATCGCCATCAAAATAATCATTTATATTAGATGGATATATTTCATTTATTATTCCAATAGCTTTAGATAAACCATCTACATAGCCACTATAATAATGATTATAATTTTTCATTTGTTCCTCTATATTTTTTTTATGTAGTTCTAAATGATTAATTAATGTATCAATTTTTTCCATATTTAAGATCACAGCTTAAGCAATTATAATTAGTTCCCTTTGTTACCTTTATTACATAAGGTTTATAAGATTTTTTCCAAAGATATCTGAAATTTTTGCACTTATAACAATGCTTATATATAAATTTAATATCTTTTATATTATTTAGTATATACCATATCATAACTTATTAAGTTCTTTATTTATAGATTCCCAATATTTTAAATCATCTGATTTACCATACCAAGTTTTTTCTTTTTCTTTAAAGTATTTACAGAATATATTAACTGCTATTTTAGCTATTTCTACAGATTCATAATAGTTCATAAATAGTTCATCTGTAAATTCATCTAAAAATTTTTGTGTTTCTATTTCTTCAAATGTTTTCAAATATTTATTCATGTTATTTTAGTTTAAAATATATATCTAATTGTATTCCAAGGTATTATTTCATTATGTAGTTTAACAAATGAATTTATAAATCCTCTTTTTAAATCATGTTTATACCTAATGTTTTTACCACCATATTGAGATATTTTATTTTCTTGTATAGTTGGAACCCATAAGTATTCTTCTTCACCTGGAATATTTTTTAGTAAATTATAATTGTGTTTATTTTTATTATGTGTTAAAAATATAACTTCAGCTTTGACAACATCTTTATAATCTACATAATCATTAACCATTTGAAACAATAATTTATATTGTTCTAACCAATTACCTGCAACAATAACAGGACTAAAATTGATATGAACATCATAACCTGCATCTATAAATGCGTCAATAGCTTTTATTCTATCTATTATTTTAGATGTATTAGGTTCTAATATGTCAGACATGTCTTGTGGCATTAGACTAAATCTAATTCTTATTTTTTGTTTAGGATCATAATTAAGTAAATCTACATTTACATATTTTGTAGCAAATGAACCCATAGCTAATGGATGTTTTTTGAAAAATCCAAAGATTTGTTTTACATCATGGAATTTAGCGTGTAATGCAAAATCTTCATTACAACTAATGTCATATGTAATATATTCAGCATGAGTTTGATTTGGCTTTTCTACATATGTAAACCATGCGTGATTGTTAATTTCTGTTAAAATTTGTTCTGTATTGGTATAAATTTCAAGACCTTCAGGTTTATGTCTTTTCATATAACAATATGAACATTTAAATAGACAACCAAATCCAAAACTTGGACTGATAAAATCTGTACTTCTGCCACTTGGTCTTATGGCAAAGCTTTTTAGTTTAGTTTTAGTTTGCATAGTGTTTGGTTTTAGTGTTGTTAGCATCCTTCTTCTGGGTTAGTTAATCTTGTTTCTAATGTTGATTGTTCTTCTAAATATAATTTGATAACTGCTATAGTTTTTAAAAGGTCATCTTTGAATTGTCCTTTTTTTCTACAGCGTACTATTCTTTTTATTATATCAAACTCATATGCGTTTAATTTTTGTTGTTGAGCAAAAGCATAGAGAGAACCATGAGAATTATCATAATGTGTGTACTTCATACAGCGTGATAGTGATTTATTTATTAGTAATGTTTTCTTGCATTGTTTCATATTCTTTTTTTATGTTTCTGTTATTAGCATCATCAACATTGAATTTATCAGGAAACCTAACTTTTAATTTATTAATATTAGTGTTTAGCATTACATCTATTTTTGCTTCATGCATTTTACAAGTGTTAGCAACAAACATTTTAATGTTTTCTAAATGATTAATAACGCTGATATTGTTTATAGGTCTATTATAGTATATAGCTTTTTTGTATATATCTAATAGTTCAGTTGATTCTATTATTGTGTTACCCATATCAATATTATCAACTTTGTTTTTAATAACAGGTAAACCTTCTTCATTGTATTCAATAAGTCTTTCTAAATTGGCTATATACCAACATATATCACCTAACTCTTCAGTTATATTAACAGCATCTTTATTTACAATTGCTGTTATTAGTTCACCTAATTCTGTATTAATACCTATTGCACAATGCGCTTTGTTTAATGTATCTATTAGTTGTTTGTTATTTAAATCTTTGTTTAAATCTTCAATGTAACTAAAAGTTCTTTCTGATAATTTTTTGTATTCTTTCCAGTTCATATTATTATTTTTTTATATTTGTATACGCATAGTGTTTTGGTTTTATTGGTTTAATTGGGAGCAATTATTTGCTCCCTTTTTTATTTAATCATTTCATTATATTCTGCAATTATTTTTCTTATTGCATTGCCAAGATCATAATCATTTTGATTTTCTTGTGCTGCTTTTAAAACATCTATAAAAGCTTCTACCATTATTACAACATCTTTACTCATATTAATTATTTTTATTAGGTATAACAAACGATTTAGCTATTGCCAATATTGCTTCTGCTCTTTGTTTCAAAGATGAAATATAAAGCTCTATTTCTTCAGGGTCTTGTGAAACATAATAACCTACTGATGTAGCTACAAGATTTTTAACTAAACCTTTTAATCTAATATAGTTAATCATCTTTCTTATTCTTACTTCAGATACATCATAGTTAGCTTCTTTTAATTTAGCAACCATTGTTTTATTTGTTATTGCGTTTTCTTTACCTATTTTATTTGACAATCCTTTAACAAGTATTGGAATTAATGTATTGAGTTCGTAACCTGATAGGTTATCTGTTTCCTCTTCAAAACCTATAATCATATTTTTTGTTTTATATAATTATTATTTAAATCATTTAATACTTTAGATGGAGCAACTTTTAAAATTTGAGCCATTGCATTTATTGTTGTTATAGATAAATGACCAGTCCGTATATGATAATATAATAACTGTTTACTTATTTTTAACTTTCTTGCTAATAGCGTTTGTCTTATTTTGTGTTCCTTAATATATTTTAATGTGTTATATTTAATAATCATAGTACACCTTTTATTACATTATTTGAAATTCGTTCACCAAATAAATCTTCAACAAAATAATATTTATAAGTTTCTAATAAAGAAACAATTTCATTCCAACCTTTATTGATAGATTCAATTGACATTTCATACATTGCTACTCTATATGGTGCTGATTTTTCTACTACAATAAATTTAAATTTACTTGCATTAAACATGTTTAAATAAAATGCAGCTTGTCTAAAATAACCATAGTCTATACATGAATTTTTAAAATCATTTAATTCTACATTGTTAGTAGTTTTAATATCTATAATTGTAGAACCTTGTATTATATCAGCTTTAGCTTTACATGGTACACCATTAATCCATTTTAAAGCAATTGTTTCATACTTAGCACCTCTTATTTCAGACATGACTTCTTCTCTTCTATTGATTGAATCAATCATACCCATAACATCATTATATTCTTTTGATGTTAATATAATTGAATCAGTATTGTTTTCTTTAAATTTATTAAGCCATTCTTTATTTACATTTGCTCTTAAAGTTTGGTCTGGACTTGGTAACATACTGTTATCCCATACAGCCATTTTAAGTTTATGTGGTTCTAATATTCCTTTATGCACAGCATCACCTATAGCAAATGCTTCGTTAAAATCTTTTTGACCACTTAAATAAGCTGATAGTTTATCAGGTGATTGATATAGTTTACTTAACATGCTATTAGTAACATATCTTTTATCATCATAATAATTGTCATCATTTATAAAAGGTAATCCTTCTGCTAATGAATGATTGTCATTAGATGAATTATAAATAAATCCTGTTGCTTGAAAATTGTTTAAAGTTTCCATAGTGTTTTGTTTTAGTTAGTTTATAATTGAAATTAATACTCCTGGTTTTTCTTTATTGTATTCGTAATCTATAAATATTGGTATTATACAATCGGCATTATCATCATCTATCCAATTGTTATTTACCATTAAATCTTGTACTGTTTGTGCTGGATTTAAATAATCAAATTTTCTTTTACTATCTCTATAAAACTTAAATCCTACTTTAACAGGTTTAGGTAATGAATCATATATCTCTCTAAACTTTTTGCTATTAGCAATATAATATGAAGTTGTTTTTGATTTATAGTTTTTAGTTGTTTTAGAATCAGTAAAGATTGGTACTTTTTCATTTCCTCTTTTAAACCATACAAGTTCTTTACTGTTTTTAGATGATGCTACATTGTATGGTATAAAAATTTCTATTAGTGTATTCATATAAAATCATTTTGATTTGGATCAGGTATGTTTATTCCACGCTCTGCCCAATAGGTTTGTATTTGATTTTTAAAATCCATAAACTCGGTTGTTGTCATATCACTTGTTCTTTTGTGAGTATATGTTATTATTGTTTCACCTAATGTTTCTTTAATTACTTTGTTTGCCTTAACTACTTTTTCTAAATGAAATTCATGAAGATCTTCTTTGTTATATTCTTCACCTGTATATTCCAATATATTAGACATAATAATAGGCAATGCAACACCATAATACCAATTGTTTTGTGATAGACTTCTTTTCTTTTTAGGTTTAGATATTTCTATAACTACTTCTTGGTTGTTATATTCATCAGGTAAATTTTCTTCTACATGCAGTTTGTTGTTTACAACATTGCATTTTAAAATTAATGTTCCCATCTTGTATCTATTTTATTTTTAATTTCAGTAATAGAATTTGATTCTGATGATTGTATAATTCTTCTTAGTTTAGATAATTCTATTTCAATTCCAGAAAAGTTTTTGTGTTTAATAGACAATAAGTTTACCCCTCTTATTGAGAGGGATAAACTATAATCATTGTCTATTTTTTTAATTGTAAATGAATAATCCATAATTAAAAAGGAAGTTCATCATCTGAATTAAAAGATGATTGCTTAGAGTTACTATTTAAAAATTCTAAGTCTTTATCTTCTTTGTTAGAATAATTTTTTTCTTTTTCATACTTAGAGTTTTCACTAATATACTTTTGCTTATCAGCTTCAGATAATTCAATCATCATTTTAGATTCATCAGCTTTTAATGGTTTATCAACAGGACCACTATACCAAAATTCAAGATCATTATATATCATTGGTTTATTACCTTCTTTTAGTACAAGTCTTTCTTTTTGTTTTAAAGCTACCTTGCACTTCTTTCCAATGATTGAATCAAGTTCTGATGTTTTGGCATTGCAATGCTCAAAAAATTTATTTATTCTTTCTGATTTAATTTTCTTTACTACTTCAGAATCACCATTCTTATGTGTCCAAAATAATAAATCAACCATTGCACCATCAGGTTCTGTTATGCATTTAAATTTTATAAATGGTGATTTGTTATAATTAGGAATCTCATTTGATTTTTGTATTCCCATTACTTCAATTAAATACACACCTTTTTTTCTTAAGTAATTTGTTTTATTAAAATCCATTGTTTTCTTTTATATAGGTTATACTTCCAAAGTATTCAGCAACTTTATAGTTAACTAAATCTTCATTTAAATTTACATCTTCTAATAAGTCTGGGTTAATTCCAACATATGCAATTGTTGTTTTATATTTTTCATATTGCTCTATGCTTCTAACTATAGACATTATCTCTTCAAGATTATTTTTTCGCAGCAATAAAACATCGTTTATTTTTATATTAGTAGTATAAGGAAGTACAATTTGCACTTCCTCATTATCTACTAATATTGCTTTATCTATCTTGTACAGCAAACTCATATTACTGTCTGTTAGGATTACTGCGTGCAAAATCTTCGGCTTCATCTTCGCCAAATACACCCATGCTATATGCTTTAGTAAGTTTTAAAACTACTCTTGAAAGCGCGCGTTTCTCTGCCATCTCTGCTACATACCATGTTGTACATGAACCTGAATCTACCCATTTGCCATCAACTTGTGTTTTTCTACCATACAAAGCAGAGCCAAATGTTTCTACAGTTTCATGTTGTGTTTTGCCTATTGCTTTAACAACAACAAAATCTTTTTGGCATTCTATTATTTCATATGATACACTTATGCCTTTAGCAAATTGTATTTTTTCTATACCAGTTCTTGTTATAATAGTATAGTGTTGATGTTGGTATACATCTTCTCTACTTAATCCACATTCTTTATAAAGTGAATTTAAAAGTTCTGTTTTGGTTAGTGTTTTGGTTTCCATGGTTTTTGGTTTTTATTGGTTATTAATTGTTTGAATACTTGAATATAAATCCCATCTCTGGGTAATTGTAATTTACTTTGTTTTGTTTCCTTATGTAAGGATTATACATAGTAAATGTTTTTGTGTAATTATTTTTATGTAATATATACACAGCAAACTTGGTTACTTCTTCGCAGGATTGTCTTGAATCAGCTAATACCTGCATTGGAATCTTGTCTTTATCCATAGTGTAAAAGTACAAATTATTTTTACTTTTTTAATTGTTTTGATTTATTTTTTTTATAATAAAATGTAGCAAAGCCGTTGATATTTATTTTCTTATTTTTCTTTAACAATTTTTTAATTCCTTTAGTAAGGTAATTGATTGCTAATTTTACTCTAAGTTCATCAATACCTGTTTGCTTTGCTACTTCTTTTATTATCTGACTATGTTGTTTCATTAAAATAAATTTGGTGTTTGTTTTTCTATTTCATCATAGTCATCTATTGGTGAAAGAAATTTAGTTTGTTCTGGTACAAATTTTAACATTGCCATACCAACGCCACTATTTCTACCTTTACCAACAATTATTTCTGCATCTTGAATAGGTGAATTATCACCATTGTAATAAGCTTCTCTGTATGCAAACATAATTGTATCAGCTGCTTGTTCTATTTCACCTGACTCTCTTAAGTCTGACATAATAGGTCTTTTGTTTTCTCTCATTGCAAGACTTCTATTAAGTTGAGATAAAGCAATAACACCTATACCTAATTCTTTAGCTATATTTTTTAATGTTCTTGCTATAGTTGCAACTTCTTGTTCTCTACTTTTTATAGATTTATCTGAATGAGATACTAATTGTAAGTAATCTATAAATATAAAATCTAATCCTTTAGTTAGTTTATATTTTTTTATCTTACTTATAATTTGAGAAAGCTTAGAAGATGTTTCATCTATCCAAAAAGTTTTACCTTTTAATGAGTTCATTTCTTTTCTTATGCGCTCTTTATCTATATCATCCAGGTCTTTATACCTTAATCGTTTTAAAGTAATTGCTGTGCGCATAGAAATAAGTCTGCTCATTAATTGGTTAGAGTTCATTTCTAATGTAAACATTAAAACTTTTTTATCTTTAATTATAAAGTTGTTCATTAATTTAAGAGCAAAAGATGTTTTACCCATTGATGATGCACCTGCTATAATTACAAGATCAGATTTTTCTATACCACCTATTACATAATCTAATTCATTTATGTATGTTGGCGTTAAGTTTTCATCCATCTTTGCATTAAGATGATTGTTAAAATTTTCAAGACACTCATCAATAGTCATGTCTTGTTTTATTGTTACATCAGAAACTTTCATCATTGAAGAATTAATGTAATCAATTATTTCTTCATTTGGTTTTTCATTTCTAATAGATTCATTAATAAACTTTTCTATTTTACATAGTTCCCTCCGTTTTTTATATTCATGTAATAAGTTTAAATGTGAATCAAAGTTATATGTACCACCTATTTTTTGTGTTAACCCAACAACATAGTATGGTATATTTAATTCTGATTCTCTCAAATGTTTTGGCAGTTTATCTTTTAATTGCCTGGCTCTATCAATGACAGTTATTGTATCAATCTTACTTGTTTGTGCAACACTTTTAATTGATTCAAATATTAGTTTGTTTACATCATCAAAGAAACAATCAGGATCTAAAAGATCTGCATGCTCATAATATAAATGAGCTTCTAATAGTATTTCGCCTAATACCATTCTTTCTACTTCAGTGTTAAAAATCATAGGTTTATAGTTTATAGTTTATAATTTCTTTTTGCAAATCATCATTACAAATTCTACATAGATGGCAATCATAATCGAAGTTGTAATAAATATCTTCACCTTTTAATTCTTCTTCACATGATTCACATCTTATATTTATTTCATCTTCATACCAATAATTATCATCTACATTAAAATCATAATCATCATTTTCAAAGGTAAAATGTTTAAAATTATTTTTACTTTTTTTCTTTGATTTTTTATTCCATTTATTCCATGAGTAATCATATGTAAATGGTGATTCACAATACATTTTAGACAACATCATACCTTTGTATTCATGCCATTTACCATAATACTTTATTCCATATTTGCTATGCAAGAATACTAATCTGCTACCATCAATAAACTTTTCTATTAATAATTGCATTACTGTATTAGTATATATATCATGCACATTTATATGTGGTAAATATTCTGATGCAAATATCTGCGTGTCAGAAATGTCATGACTATTATTTAATTGAGATATAACACCATTGTGTGCAAAGAATAAATCATTAGAGCTTTTGTGCTTTGTTATAAAAGATATTTCTTTACTGTTGTCTACAACAAATGGGTGTGTAGCAGGTGCTGTTTTTTTACCTGATGTTGCCCATCTAAAATGAATAACAAGTAAATCTTTATCTGTTACATTATCTTTAATTGCATTTGTTAATTCTTTTAAAGTCATTAGACCTTTAATAAGTTGAACATCTTTTTCATTATGTTTTATAAACATAATACCTGCGCCATCAGGATTATCTGACCAGTTTGAATTAATAAATTCATAGTTTGGTAGGCTTACATTTTTTGGTTTTACTGCAATGATACACATAGTTTTATTTTATTAAAGGGTTAATGTTTTTAGATTTAATGTATTTAATTAATGTTTGATATTTGTTTTCTTGTAAAACATATTCATAAAATGTTTTCCATAATAAATTTGAATCACTTAATAAAAAGAAAGAAATGCCATGATGTTTTACAAAATCAATAGACACCTTAGAAAATTCTAACGCTGCAAAAAATGTAGATTCTTTTAATGTTCCTCTAAAGAATCTAAACTCTATTGTTTTTGAATTGTTAAAATTAACAGCAGTATATCTATCATCACAACGAGGTGATATGTATGGATAATTTCTTTTACCAGAAACATTAGATGATGATGCATATGAAGATGGCATTTTAAATTCACAATATCTATATATTTTTCTGCGAGAAAATATCTTTAACATATCTTGACATTTGTACATAAAATACACAAGCTTCCACTGATTGAGATTGCTCAATGTTTTAGACACATGTATATGTAATCCGCAAGTATCTGTTTGATGTGATTTGCCATCATTAGATATAAGATTAGTTAATATATCTCTCCATCCAAATAATTTTTTATGATACTTTAATGTCATTGGATGTGTTACTATTTCAAAACCTTTATTTAATGAACCATCTTTTTTACAATAAAGCAAATCATTTCTAAATAAAAATTGTTTTTGTGCTATTGATTGTTCAATTTCTACCTCTAATTCTACACCAAGGTATTCGTTTTCTTCAAAGTCATATTTCTTTCTAAACTTTGGTGTAGGTTTAAAGCTGTAATCATTGATGAAATTTTCATTTTCATCTTCTTCTTCATCTACATCATCAACACAATCTGAACAATAGCAAGAATCATTTCGCCAATATAGTGCATCATCATCATATCTTTCATCACACGATTCACATCTACGAGTTTGATTATTTGTGCAATCAGTACAATAATCTTGTTCATCATTCCGTGAATTTCTTACAATATATGTATTAGATTGATTTACTCTTTCACCACAACAATAACATTCTGTTGTTTCATCATAACAATCATTACATATATCTGTATCATCACTGATGTTTTCAATATGTGTTCTTTCATTGCAATGTTCACATATAAAATATCTATCATCTAATTGTTCGTGTGTAACCATCTCTCGTGTTACATCATCATATACTAAATCATGGTTTGGATATAATTGTCCGTCATGATCAGACACACCATAATAATTATCGCAACATGATTCACAAATGTAATCACCTTCAGCTGTTACTTTATAGTGCCCTGTCTCACTTAACAGGGCACTATTACATCTATCGCAGTTCATAGTTTTTAGTTTTAATTAGTTAATACATTATTTCTGTTTCAATAAAATTGTTAAACTTTTTAATTGTTGGATATAACATAAGCATATCATTAGTCATTGGTTTTAAATTTTCTGTACCTGCTTGTGTTAAATCCCATGCAGTAAATTGTCCATCAAGAATTCTATTTTTCTTTTTTAATATTTCTTCTTGCATTTTAATAACTTGACTTACATTTAATACTGATGATTTATTATTTCTATTTGCGTTAGCATCAACAGCTTTCTCAAATAATTTATTTGTAATAATTCTAATTACATTATCAGTTAATATTGTTGAATTAAGATATTCTATTGTCTTATAGTTTTCTTCTTGTAATTCACTTATTGATTTAATTTTTTCTTTAATAATTAATTTTAAATTATCAAATGAAAGTTTATTAGAACCATAGGTAGCATAAAAGTTTTCACCAAATATATTCATGTTTGAACATGCTCTTACATTAGTACCCATTGCTACTTGTATTCCTTCTTCTGAATATGCAATAGCTATTGATGGTATTAATTCATGTTCATTTAAATATTTTGTATGTGTTGGTATAAAAAATCTTGTAACTAATCTTGTAATTAATACTTGATTAATAGGACACATTTCATCTGGCTTACCTTTAAAGTTAATTCTTTTAGCATGGTTTTTACTAATTGCTATTGGCTCTATTATAACATCATTACCAAATTCTTTTGTTAAATTATATTTAATCCATTTGATAAACTCATGATGTTCTATTGGTCTTGATGGTTTAAAACCTCCTGTTGCCAATTGATCTATAGCAGACATTGATAATGTCTCTAAATTAATTTCTTGGTTTTCTGTAAAAGATAAACCATTAACTGTCGGAATTAAAGCTTGATTTTTCATAGTTGTAATTATTAAATTGTTTATTATTAGATTTATTTTTATTAATTTTATTAGATTGTAAATGTTGGTTTTATAAAATGTTTAGCTATAATCATTTCCATTAACCAACAACTAATTCTTAATGCATCTTTTTCATTATCTGGGTCGATAATAAACATAAAATTATCTATGTTATCTATCATTTTACCAGCTTCCCATTTGTCTTTGAATACTGTAATATAAATTTTCTTTGTATGCCAAGTAACATCTATGTTACCTGTTAAAATATTATCAGAATTTAATCTGTCTAACAAATCAATAATCTGTTTAATTGGTTTTGTGTTCATGGTTTTAGGTTTTAAATTGTTTATAATTGATTGTTTAAAAATTGTTCTACTACTTTTCTTTCTACTCCATATTGTCTGTATGTTTCTTTCCATGCAATTAAATCTACCATCATATTATATTCATCATCAGGTAAATTCCATGCATGTTTAGGTATTTGTTCATACCAATATGCTAATGTTTCTAATTTATTTTTTTGAAAAAAGTTTTTTAAACTCAAAAAACTTTTAACTATTTCTTGCATTTTGTTTTCCATTATTCTATAGGTTTAAACTTGTTTAAAAAATTATTGACATCAAAACTTTTATATTCTTTTGAAGAATAATATACTCTGTAATATGGATTATCAAATAAATCTTTATCTACTAACTCATATACATATATATTATCATTAAATAGGTGACAAGGTTCTAACAATAAACATCTTCCCATTGTTAAAACTTTTTTACTTGTTTCTATGATTTGTTTTTTTGATTGAATTGTTTCATCTGGTTTTTCAAATGCTTTATTTTTATTTAATTCATTAATGATTTTATTATATGTAAGCTGATATGTTCTATCATTTTCATATAATAATTTATGATTTCTTAATGCATGTATAATTGTAGCATGATCTCTATTAATCATACCACCAATTTTTGATAATGTAAACTTGTGATTTTCATTAATCAAATTAACTAACATCTTTCTTGTATCAGCTATATTCCTATGTCTATTAGGTGATATTAACTCTTGTGATGTTATACCTGTAATATCAAAGATTGCTTTGAATATTTCATCTATGTTAGATTTGATTTGTGATTTCACAATTCCTGGTATTGCAAAATAATTAATCATAATGTTTTTGTATTAAAGATTTAACATATTTTATTGATGCTATTATTGGTGCTGCAAGCAATAGCAAACTTGGATGAGGCTCACCGCAGAGCCCCATCAAGTGCATTAATTCGTGCATAAATTTATTTTTTATAGTTATGAAATGAACCTGTTTTTATGTGTGTACTATTTTGAATTATGCTACTATTTTGATAGAAATATATCCATGCTTTTTGTTCATACCCTTTTATCATAATTGAAATAATTTTTCTTTTATACATATGAGGATGACCTTCAAGAAAATCTAAATACCTTAATGTTTCAGCATGTTTTAATTCATATAGTTCACCTTTGATATTTACATCTTTTATTTCTTCAAATACAAATGGTATACTTGCGGCACAGATATAATAAGGTTCCTTAGTATGTCCTGTTGCTATATACTTTTCGTTTTTTAAAAAATAATTATTGTGATATCCTTTCATTAGTGTACCATACACAAATAATAAATTACATTTATGAAAATCATTACGAACAATATTCATTTTTTCATTTATGTATTGTTGATATTGATAATCATAATCGTTTATTGATTCCCATTCTTTGGTTTCCATAAACACTTCTTTCATTTTTCCCATAGTTTATTGATTTAAAAGGTTAATAATATCTCTTTCATTCATTGGCATTTCTTTTGCTCTAATGTTTATTTCTTTTTCAATTTGTTCTTTCAAATAATAAAGTCTTGTCCATTCTATTTCATTAGACTTTATTACTTCTATTTGTTTGTCTTTTATTTTTTCAATTGTTTTGTTTAATTCTTCATTAGTGAATAACGAGAAATTAATTTTTGTCATAACATTTTCCATAATTTTTATTTTTTAATTATTAATTTTAGTTAGGTTATTGTTTATTCATATACACTTCTGTATGAATCTTTACTGACAATTACATGATCTAATAAATCTATTTCAAGAAGTTTTAAAGCATCTTTTATTTTGTATGTTAAATCAATATCTGCTTTAGATGGTTTTAGGTTTCCACTTGGATGGTTGTGGCTTAATATAACAGCTTTTGCATTTAACAAAAGAGCAGCAATACATACTGCTCTTGTATCAATTATTGTACCTGTTAAACCTCCCTCACTCAATTTGTGTACACCTATTACATCATTTGCCTGATTCAATACAAGCATATATGATGTTTCTGTATATTCTATGGTTCTTTTATCATAAAAGTTATACATATATTCAGCTACATCAGAACTATCTTTTATTGTAGCTTGTGGTAAACTTTTATTTTTGTTTGACCATACAATTTTAAACTGATGTTTCATATTTAATCCTCCAAGATTTCAACATTGAGTACTTTGCACCTGTTGTACACATGTACCCAATATTCGATTAGTTCTAATTCTGTCCAATACCAACCATCCCTGGCTGGATTGTATAATCTAATACTATTTGACTCTCTGTCATAAAGTGTTTTCATAGTTCCTTTTAAACCTAATCCATTTTGGTAGGTTATAATTGCAAATTCTGTCATGATTTTTAATTTTTATAGGTTAATAATTATACCAACTTTCTATATGTTGGTTTTGATTTATAAAATGATAACATCGTATAAATTCTTCATACGATTTATGTTTTCTGCATTCCTGCAGTTGCTCTAATATTTGTTTATCAGAGCATCCTGCAAGTTGCATTTCTTTAATCAGGTTTGCCTTAAAGCGTTCTGATTGCAGAACCTTTATGGCTTTTAGTTTGCCTTTCATATTCTTTTACTTGTTTTAATATCATATTAAATATTCTGTCTTGTTCAGCATCTTCTATGCCAAACATATTGGATTTATTTTGTTCAATACCATTAACAATGTATTGAATGATTTCACCATCTCTGATTAATTCTAATTTGTCACCTTTGACAATCTTAGACATGTAGAAAAACTTTTTCATGTTATTTGTTTTTTAAACGGTTTATATAATTTTCTAATTTTTGGTCAGCATATCTTTCCATTTCTTTGAAAGTATATCCTTTGATTTTATCATTTTGAGGTTTAATGATGAAACCCATCATCATGCCTATGAAGAACACGATGATAATTAATAATGTTGTTACCATTTGATTTGACTTGTGATAGTGAATAATTAATTAATTAAAAAAATAAGCACCCGAAGGTGCTTAATGTTATATACAACCTAATGTACGCGCATATTTATCGCGTTGTTGCGGTTGATTACTCATAACATATGCATATTTACCATATGTTTGCACATTGGCAATAGCACCACTATTTCTAATGTTGCTTATTATACCAGTAACAAGTTTTCTTGTTTTGGCATAATCCATATTGTTATTAGTATTATATTCTGCTAATATTTGTTCCGCGCAGAATTTACGGAATTCATTTCTTATTTTATTAGGTATAAATACACCTAATTTATCAACAAGAAATTTTAATTTTTGTAAGAAGAACTCACTTTGTTCTTCTATACTCATTTTTGAATAATTATCATCATACAAATCAAATTTTGTATCGATGAAATATTCATTTATTTGAGCAAATATTTTTGCTCTATCATTTTTAAGTTTATTAAATCTATCTAAGTGTTTTAACTTAGTTTTTTCAGTTTTAGCTTTATCGGCTTTATCTAATGCATCTTGCATTGATATACCGAGCTCAGTTATTAACTTAATAAACTCTTTATTAGAATCTGTTGGCTTAATTAACTTAAGCTCTAAAACGGTTGGAATCTTACCAACTATTTTACCATTTCTAATAGGTAACTTAAATTGACCACATAAGATCATTAAGTCTTGTTTAACAAACTCACCTTGTTTGTTGTTAACCATTGATTGAAATACATTAATAGTATTCATAAAATTTACCCTATGTTAAAACCTACAAGGGTGTTCATTTAGTAGGTTTGTTTTTAGTTTATTAAAAATTAAATAATTAGTTGATTTTAGAGAGGTTTGTTGTGATAGTGAATGATAGGACTATCTTGCTACACAAAACACTCTCTAATGCTTTGTATTGCATTAATCATTAAGCATGTGCGTACTACTTAATGACGCTTACAGGAATAACCGACACGCACTATCGGTTACGCAAGTAAGCTTTGCAATTTTAGAAAGGTATAACCACTAACTATAAAAAATAGTAGTTACATATTTCTACTAATTTTAGAAAGGTAATTACCCGGGATGTATTTACTATTTTGGAAAGGTACGGGCGGTAAGGTATATATGTCTCCTCACTCTCTCAATAATCATAAAACTAAAATAAAGCGTTATATGGGGTTATTTATCTAAAGTCGAAGTTATAGTGGCATTGGTAGCATAGCAGTTGTATATTGTCTTTGGATAGTCTAAGTTCGGGGTGAGTAGATTTAGGTTTGATATGTGAGAAGTAGAATGTTTTAGGTTCGTTACCGAGGTTGATGTTACAGTGTTGACAAAAGTGAGGTCTTTCATTCCAGATGTCAAGGAATAGGTTTCTTTCTCCAGTAGGTTTTCTTTTATAGACATATTGTTTAGTTTTTTTATTGGCAGAGTTGCATAATTTACAAAGACCTTTTTTAACTACTATAAGGGTATGTTTAAGGCATTTGATACAGGTGTTATAGTTAGGTTTAAACATTAGTAATTAGTATTACCGAGGTGTAGTATTTTATTTATGTCGATAATGTTTATAATGAATTTATTTAAAGGCATATTAAGTTTAAGAGATAAGTCTTTTAATAGTTCTTTATTATCTAATGGTTCTTCTTCGTTATGTTTAAGGGTAATAATTGTTTCAATAGAAGTTTTTATAGGTTTATCTTTGGATATACCCCTGGGGTTTGATTTAGTAGGTTTAGGTATGGGGGTATAGTTTAGGGAAACTTTACAGTAGTAGATTGGAAATTTTTGCATGGTTTTGTGTATATAGGTTAACTAAATAGGTTAACTAAATATATAGTTATATAATATTATATAGGTTATATTAATTAGGTTAACTAATAATGTAAAAATATATAAAGATTAAATTATGATGCAAATAATTTTATTAAAAGTTATTATATTTGATTAAACAACGCTGATATGGAAAGTATAGGTAATAAGTGTTACATACAAGTATATGAGTGTAATGATTTGTTTAGTATTTTTAATTTGATTGTATTTGAAAAGGAAAGGTTAGATTACGATCATGATATATTGGTATATGACCATGAAATAAGTGTTGATTATGAGGAAGGTGAATTGATATTTTATTTAGATTTGTATTTTACAAGTAAGCAAGATAAAGATTTAGATGGACAAGAAGATGTAATTTTTAATTTTTAAATCTATATATTATGAAAAAGGAAACAGTAAAAGCGCCAATGTTGACAGGTGCAAAAAAGGTAGGAACAGATATTAGACCAAGTTCTGCACAAAAAGGAACAGGTTCTGCTAATTATTACAATCATGTTCCAAAATCTTCTATTCAGAATCAAAAATAATGTTGAGATTATTCAATATAGATTCTGATGGTGATGTAAAATTACAAGATGATACATTCCTTTTAATACCTGAACTTAAAACTATTTATGATAATAAGAAGTTAGGAAGTAAGGCTATTAAATGGATTGTATTATTTTGTGATTATAATTCACCATATAGACAATTATTAGTGTCTAAAAGAAAAGAAGAAATAAGTTTAGACTTATATGGAAAGAATAAGGTAAAGGAATTAGAGTGTAAAGAAATATATGATGCTATTGAGAAGTATAAAAAATTACAATATGACCCTATATATGAGCAATTTATTATATATACTAAGAAGATAGCAGAATTTAATAATTACATTGATTTAATGCCTATAAACTCAGAAACAGCACAAGAACTACAAAAGGTTATGCTTGGTCAAGAAAAGCTTATAGAAGCAAGAGAATCACTTAAGGAATTAATTTTAAAGAAACAAGATACAAAAGTAATGGGTGGTGGTGACTCATCATTTATTGAAGAATTTTTAAATTAACAATTATGGCTTACATGGGTTTTAAAAAATTAGCAAAAAAGGTTGGTTCAAAAAGACTTGCTGCATGGATAGGTAGAAAGAAGTATGGAAAAGAAAAGTTTCAAGAAGCTGCTGCACAAGGTAAATCTTTAAAAGGTGAAGAATCAAAATATATGTATGGAGGTAAATTACCAAAATATAGTGAAGGTGGAATGATAGAATATGAGGATAGTATGGTAGAAGAAAAATATCCAAATAAAAAAGCAAAGATGATGCATGAAATGAAAGAAGGTAAAAAGGAAGAGATAATGGAAAAGAAATCTTCTAAGATGAAAGCATTTTTAAAGAAATCAAAAAAGAAATTAAAAAAGTAATATGCTATTATATTCACCTGTTGCTAAAGAGGGAATACCAAATTTACCTAAAGGTTCTAAAGAGTACAATGCTTATTGGAAGTTACAGGTAGATAGGTGCCTTTATGGCTATAAACCTTCAGGTGGTGTACAGATTAATGGAGCATATTATTTTTATTTAAATTTTTATAATATACTTGCAAGGAATGAAAGTACAAATAGAAAAAAGTTACAAAATCCTTGGTATAGAGATTTAGATCATGAATATTTTGATGCTATATATGAAGCCAAAAAAAATGGCAATGGCATTATAGTATTAAAAGCAAGAGATAAAGGTTTTTCTTATATGAATTCTGCTTTATGTTTATATGAGTGGATATTTTACAAGAATAACGAAATTGGGATAGGCGCACCAACACCTGCTTATGTTAATTCATTTAGACAAAAGATTGTTAATGCCTGGAATAACTTACCTGAAGCTATAAGACCTCGAAAAGATTTAATTGATAACGAAACCAAAATAATGGCAGGTTATAAAATTAAAGAAAATGGTGTATGGGTAGAAAAAGGTTTAAAGTCAATACTACATTTTAGATGTATGGACAATCCTGAAGCATTTAGAGGTGAACGATTAGGCATGATGGTTTTTGAAGAAGCAGGAGAGTTTAAAGATTTAGTAAGGTCATACATGTCATCTGAAGCTTGTTTTAAAGATGGTGCTGTACAATTTGGAGTTCCTATTATTGGAGGTACTTCTAATAGTATGAATAAATCTAACGACTTTACAGAGATGTGGTATAATTGTGATAAGTATAATCTTAAACAAATATTTATACCTGCTACAAAAGCATTATATGGTTTCTTTGATAAAAAAACTGGAAAGAGTGATGAAGAAAATGCATTAAAACATTTTGAAGAAAGAAGAAACTTATTATTAAATTCAAAAGATAAGACAGCATATTATTTGCATATACAGGAATATCCAATAAAGCCTGAGGATGCATTTATGCAAAGTAATAGAAGTCCATTTGATTTAGAAAAAATAAACAATCAAATTGCTAAAATATTATCTGATAAAAATATACAAGGATTAATTCAAACAGGTAATTTAGTTTGGAAGAATAAAAATAAGTTTGAAGTAGAATGGGAATTAGATCCTCATGGAAAATTTAAAATATTATATCATCCTGATAAAACAAAACAAAATTTAGATATAGGTGCTGTAGATAGTTATTATAATAATGAAGCACCAAACTCTGCATCTAAAGGTTGTGCTATGATATTTAGAAGATGGGATATGTCATCTGATACTGAAACTAATTTACCAATAGCTATGTATTATGATAGACCATATACTAAAGAAGAATGGTATGATAACAATTTAAAATTATTTGCTTATTACAACGCTAAGGCATTAGTAGAATATACTGATGATGGTTATTTTAATTATTTTATAAATAATCAAGGAACAAAGTTTTTAAAGGAAAGACCAAAGGCTGCTGATTCACCATGGAGTAATGTATCTAATAAATATGGTGTTCACATGAAATCATATCAAAAAAATATGGTTATTGATATGATTGATGATTATGTTAAAAAACATTGCGATAGTATTTATTTTTTAGAACTATTAGAGGATTTGTCTAATTTTGGTATAAAAAATACAGATATGGCAATTACATTTGGATTAGCTTTATTACATGATACAGATAATGCAAGTGTTAAAATTATCAGTTCTGAAGAATTAAATATTAAAGACAATTATTTTTTACCTACATATAGGTATGAAAATGGAGTTTTAAAAGTATCAAATTCAAGAAATAATAATAACCCATTTGGGTTTAATTTAAATAATTAAAATTATGTCATTATCTGAAGGTTTATTTCCTAAACAAAACATTCCTGATAATTTAAAGAATAAGGAATGGTGCAAACAAAATGTTCTCGCAATTTTATCTTATCAAAATTATACTACAAAATTTAATAGAGAAAGAAAAAAAGATTACGAAAACTATTTGCTATTTAATGGTGTATTTGATTCTAAAACATTTGAATATGTTACAAATACATATGGTATAAGTTCACCTGCAAGATTAGTTAATTTTCCTATTATAGCACCAAAGATTGAAGTTATTGTAGGTGAGTTTATGGCTAATGAATTAGAATTTACTGTCGAAGCTGTAAATGAAGATGCTATTGTAAGAAAATTAGAAAAGAAATATAATCTTCTTACTGAAAAATTAATAAAACCATTTAGAGAAGAATTAAGTAAAGTAACAGGTATTGAATTTGAAGGTCAAGATTTTGGTCAAGAAATACCTGAAGATATAGAAAAGTTTATGAAATATAATTTCAGAGAAAAATCTGAAGTTGAAATATATCATGCTTTAAAATACTTGTTATATAAATACTATTTAAAACATACTTTTAAACAAGGTTTATATGATTTATGTATTACAGCTAAAGGTTTTTATAATGTATCTGTTAAAAATGGAGATCCATTTATTAGAAGAGTTGACCCCAGGTCTTTAATTTATGATATTAATACTGAAAGTGAAACATTGCAAGATAGTCAATGGGTAGCTGAAGAAAGGTTTTTATCTGTTAATGAAATTATAGATGAATTTAGTGATTATTTATCAGAAGAAGATGTTATAAAATTAGAAGAATTAAGACATAATGGACATGATTCATTAAGTAGATATAATAAACCATATCAATGGTATTATAAAGATGATTCAAATAGTCCTTTAAGAATAAGAGTTGTTACTGCTGTTTGGAAATCATTAAGAACATTGAGTTTTAAAATTAGTGAAAATAAACATGACCCTGAAGTTCCATTTAGAAAATGGGTAGGTGATGATTATAAAATTCAAAAAGGTGATAATATAGAAAAAAAGGTAGTAACAGATATATGGCATGCAACAATGATTGGACATGAAATTGTAGTTAATGCAAGAAGAATGCCTAATCAAATAAGAAGAGAAGAAAATTATGCAAATGCTAAGTTACCATATGTAGGTATAATTAAAAACAACATTGATGGAATTACATTATCTATTGTAGATTCATTAAAAAATGTTCAATTATTATATAACATTGTAATGTATCATATTGAACTTGCTCTTGCTCGCTCTGGTGGTAAAGCTGTTGTTTATGATGTTTCACAAAAACCAAAAGGATTAGCATTAGATGATGTATTTTATCATGCAAAAAATAGTGGTGTTATACCAATTAATTCAAAACAAGAAGGTCAATTACACAGTAGTGGATTTAATCAGTTTCAACAAATAGATTTTACTTTGTCTAATTCAGTTAGTCAATTAATAAATCTAAAAATAATGTTAGAACAAACTGCTGAAACATTATCAGGTATAAATAGGTCAAGAGAAGGATTTAATAAAACAGATGCTGTTGGTGTTAATGAAAGAAATGTTGTTCAATCATCATTAATTACAATGCCTTTAATGTCAATACATTCAAGAAATATTGAAATGTGTTTTCAATATGCAAGTGATTTAATGAAAATATGTTGGGAAGAAGGTAAAAAAATTAATTATTTTTTAGGTGATGTAGGTGCTAAATTTTTTGAAATTACTAAAGATTTCAAAAATGATGACTATGGTATTTTTGTTAGAAATACAATGAAAGAAAGAAGAGATAAAGATACATTAATTAATCTTGGTCAAAGCGCATTAGCATCGGGTGGTATTGATTTCTTAAGTATGATTAAAATAATTAATTCTGATACTGCAAAAGATGCTGAAGTTGTATTAGAACAAGCTATGGATTTTATGAAGCAACAACAAATGCAACAACAACAAGCTATGGCACAAGCTGAACAAGCTAAGGCACAAGCTATGAGTGATAAGGCACAAATTGATGCTCAAATAAAACAAGCTGAATTACAAACAAAAATACAGGTAGCACAAATTCAGGCAGATTCATTATTAAACTCTGCTAAATTAAAAGTAGAAGGTGGACAAGAATCAGCAGATTTTAGACATGAACATGAAAAGAAAATGGAATTATTAAAAACTGCTAATAAAATGTCTAATGATGCATTTAATAATGATTCTAATATTCTTTTAAATCAACAAAAAATGCAAGAACAATTAAATTCAGAACAAAAAATTGATAATGCTACTGTTAAAACATCGAAAAAAGCAAATAAAAAATAATTTAATTTAATATAATATA